CATGACATGACTTTCTGGAACAGGGATGTTGAAGCCAAAATCAAGCAAAAGCTGAAGATTGACGCTGACGTATTGAAGCTGGCAGGGGAGATAGTCGGTCAGGCTAACAAATGGTTTAAGCTTAATAAGGAAGAAATACCTAATTATAATGCTAAGGAGATTGCAATGGTCATGGGAGCTTTCCACAAGTTCTTCAAAAGCTACCAAGAGATGGCTGGAGGTACTGAACGGAGCGAGACAGTCCATACCAACATAATGGCAATGGTAAAGAAAGCGGAGATGGAAGAATGAAATGTAGTTTATGCAAAATCAAGGTTGATTCCCTCACGTTTGTAAAGAAGGAAGTGTCGTCAGAATGTGAAGGGGTAAAGAAATGGGAATTGGAACTATGTGACGATTGCAGGCTTGACATGGTAATGCAGTTGTTCCCACAAATGATGCTGGAAGCAGACTTAACGGCAATGAATGTAAGGCGTTTGTGGGATAGACTGGATAAACTTGAAGAGGTGATGGCGTATGCCAAAAAGTCTAAAAAGAGTAGTATATGATGGATATGCAAAGGAATATGTAAGGGAATTCAGCAATGGGAAGAAAATAGTGCTGAAGAAAGGGATGGTCACTATTGTGTCTGAAGACATACACAAAATCCTGATGGACAGCAAGAAGAAGGCGCATATAGTGAACGTGGTTGGAATAGAGGACAATTACCATAGGAAACTGAAGGATAGGATGCTAAGGGAGGGATGATATGCCAGAAGTGTTTGAAATAAGCGACCAGTTGAGTAGGAGATTCAGTTCAGGCTGCATATTGTGTGGAAAGCTGGAGACATGGAGAATAAAGGTGCTTGACCCGCAAAATTTGCCACTGGAACTGTGTGTTGACTGCCTGATGAGGCAGAGAATAATCAAGCCAAAGGAGGGAACAAATGCTGAAAAGGAAGATGGTGAAGGAAAGCGAATGGAAAAGCCTGAACCAAGCCATGCTGGAAGCAAAAGAGCAAAACAACCAGTTAAGGGAAAGGAACCAGATACTCGAAGCGAACTTGAGGCTGATGTGGAAGGATGAAAGCTGCAATCCAGTAAAGATATTCAAGGAATTCCAGTTATGGCTTATGGGAGACCCAAACAAGGGAATAAAGCCAAAACTACAGTTCCCAATGCCAACATTCGTATTCAAGGATTTCATTAGGCAGTATAAGGTGAAGAAATGAAAATAAAAGACCCTGTATTGAGGGAGGCATACAACAAGGCGCAAAGCGAATACCAAAGAAATAGGTATGCCAACGACCCGGATTACAAGAGAAGGAAAATTGAATCCAACAAGCGTTGGTTGGACAAAAATAGGGAAAAGTGGAACACCTTTCAGAGGGAACGTTACCGAAAGAGAAAGGAGGAGAAAAATGCCAGAATGGAGTGACACTTGGGAATATGAAGGGACAGAATTCATAAGGTGCAAGGATTGTGGCAAGGCAATGCCTACACAATTCAAGGGGAACCACAAATGCAAGATTGAGGAAAGGCAGAAGGAAATGACTGAATTCAAACCAGCGAATAACACAAAAAGTACAGTTGAGGAAGATGTCAATTTGCTATTAAAGATTGCTAAACAATTGGCTTTCGATATGGGCAAGGACTTAAAGGAGCTTGAAGATGGCGAACGGGCTTGGGTATCCACCATATTCATCCAGAGAACGAAAATGCGCTTTTAGCGACATTGGGTTTGTGCATTCAAACGAAACTTCATGGTGCGAAAAAGAGAGTTTGTTTATCTGTAAGCAATGTTGCATAAAGAGGTCTGGTCATAGTTGTGCGTGGTGGGATATGTGTTGGGGAACAAAAGCAAGGTGAAATGCCCTGTATGTGGGTCAATGGCTGTAAGCCATAACCACTTAGGGATGAAATGCAGGAAGTGCGGATATGAAAACAGAAAAGGCAGAATATTGGAGATTCCTCGAAGATTTGGAGTATAGGTTATATGAAACTTACAAAAAAGCAGATGGAAACTATAAACAAGACCATGAGGGAGCTTAACATAGATAGGGATTCAAGGCAGTTGAATTGCATAAAGATACACCCAGCCGAATCGAAAAAACACTTTGACATGAAGTGTGAAATTGCCTTTTCCCTATACAATAATAATAAGCCATTCCTGACTGAAGCTTTTGCCAACAATAGGAAGCAGAAGTTCGATATAATTGACTTATTGGAGAATGAGGTGATTGAGTGTGTCGTTAAATCCAACACTCGTAGAGAAAAAATACCAGCCAAAGTCACAAAAATATATGGAACGGAAAGAGACAATTGACTGGAAATGGGAAATAAGCGGTCTTAAAGACAGTTTGGATTTCCTAAGAAAGGAAATCCATGACCTGAAGGAAGCGATAAAGGATGCAAATAAATGACGCATCTATGGTTTTGGAATTGGACAGGATACCGCCAAGCGTTAATCATGCCTATATAGTAAGAAGGACAAAAACCGGAGTGATGAGAATACGAACCGCAAAATTCAAGGAATTTCAGGAATATGTCCATTCATTGTTCCCAAAGACTTATAGGGAATTGCAGAATGATGGAAAGACCGTATTAGAAAAGGAAGTAGTCCCAATGAAATCACGGCTTGGGGCATCAATAACAATATGTTATGGCGATGAAAGGCAAAGGGATTTGGATAATAGCTTAAAGGTAATATTTGACTCGTTGGAAGGCAAGGCTTTTGAAAACGACAACCAAATTGATTATATCGAAATCAGAAGGGTCAAGGGCGAAGCCCCTAAAATTAAAATAAGAATATATGACCTGTTTGGCACTTTTGGAAAGAAAGTCAAGTGTTCTACATGCGGAAGGATGTTTGACAAGGATGAATTAAGCGAAAAATACAAAAGGGAAGGCAAAATGGTTGTATATGTTGGTCATGTATGCAAATGGTGTTTCTGATGAGTGCCATAACAAAATGGATAGAGAATTACCTTAATTTGCAAGGTCAGTCAATAACACTTGATAATTATCAGAAAAGATTTCTTGATGACACCACGAAATTCCGTTATGTCAATAAGTCAAGAAGGGTGGGTTTTACACAAACTCTTTCTTGGGAAGTATTATTTAGAGCCATGACCATCCCTAATACTTGGGCTGCCATAATATCAGTTAGCGATAGGGTGGCAAAAGATGTTATGAAGGTGATTTATGACGCTTTTTATTCATATAGAGATAAGATGGTTTCGTTGGGACAGCCAGATGCCATACCCAAGTTTGGCACAAGGTCAAAATCCGACCTTAGTTTTCCCGAAGTGAACTCAAGGATACAGTCTTTGCCTACAAACGCAAGGACAATTCGTGGTGCTACCATAACCGACCTTTATTTGGATGAATTCGCCCATTACCAAAACGCAGAAGAGATTTATGGGGCGATTCTGCCTTCCATAACGCTTGACAGAGGCGACATTTCGAGCAGAATTACCATGATTTCCACCCCTTTGTCGAAATTCGGTCCATATTACAAGTTCTGGACGCTAAAAGGCAAACCTGAAGGCAAGCATATCAGTTATCATGTAATACATTGGAAAGAATGCCCAAGATTGGTAAAGAATATAGAATTCATCAAGTCGAGCATGGATGAGGACACTTTTCTTCGTGAGTATTGCAATGCTTTCGTTGATGAGACAATGGCTGGCATACCATTCAATGAGATAAAGGCTTGTGTTGACTATAACCTCGCTGATTTGATGGATTTTAGACAAATAAGGAACCCAATTTATGTTGGCGTTGATTATGGGAAAGTATATGATTCCACAGTAATCATAATAGTTGAAAAAACAGAAACAGAATTCATAATACGCCACATAAAGGAATTCCAGCCAACAAAAGAAGTTAAGAATAGCTATAGGGAGGCAGCAGATTATATCATACGCAATACCCCAAGGTGGAAGCCAAGCAGGATTGTTGTTGATGCCACAGGCGTTGGTTTAAGCACAATAGAGGATTTGAGGGAATTGGGTTCGGTGGTCAAGGGTGAAACCCTAACATTGCCATATAAAGAAAGAATATTTACGTTTATGAAAACCTTGTTCCAAGACAGAAAAATTAGAATCCCTGATAATGAAAAATTGATAAACCAAATACACGCAGTCCAAAAGAAAATCACCGAATCGGGGCAAATACGTTACACCCACCCAACAAAAGGTGATATAAAGCATGATGATTACACTTGGGCTTTGGCATTAGCCCTTTATGCGGGGGAAACTGGAAGCAATATAGGTGGAGGCGGAATTGGGCTGAAAGGCTCAACTTGGGACTTGAAAAGGGATGATGAGCCGGATTTAGGCATTATGTATTAATAATGGTTGGGGGAATTATAATTATGAAGTTGAAAGATATAAAAGACCGAATTCTGCCCGAAAGAGGCGGAATTTTGGGGGTAAAGAGCCTATTTTTGGGCAAAAATGAGCAAAAAACGCCGAAAAACTGGCTGAGAGAAAGGGGCGTGATTGACAAGGATTGGGCTAAATTTGCAACAACAAAGAACGGAATTGTCGATAATAAAATTGATTTTTCAACACTTGACATGTGTTATGCCAAAATCCCAAAGGTTTTCAGGGCAATCAACATGAGGGCTGCCTTTGCCATTCAGGGGGGATATAAACTTGAAGGCAAAAAGGTCGATGTTGATAGGTTAAACAAATGGATGAGAAAATACAGCAACGACAATGTGAAATTGCAAATAGCAAAGAGCATGCTGAAACACGGGAATGTGTATCAGGAGATATTGGGGACAGGTGAAACCACAAGAACCGAGTTCCTTCCAACGGATATGATTAGGGTTCGCAGGGGAACTACTGAAGTTAATGGAAGGGAATATTTCACGCATGAGATTGTTGGTTATGTGCAGATTACAAAATCAGGGGTTATTTTGAATGAATGGAACACAGAAGAAATAGCAGATTTCAAGTGGAACTCCGATGGTGTCAGCCCTTATGGGATTAGTGAAATATTGCCCGGACTGTCAAATCTGACTGACAAATTGGATATGGAAGCTGTATTGCCAAGAATAGGGAAATTCCTTTACCCAAAGGTTATTTACAAATGCGGGAGACCCGAAACCCCATACAACAAACAACAATTGTTGACTTTTAGGACAGACTTGGAAGAAATGGTCGTTGGTGGGGACGTTATTGTGGCTGGTGATATTGAACCACAAGTCGTTACTCCAGCAAGGGGGGTTGAGGCTATAGTGAACATATTAAACCACACAGAAGAGCAAGTGGATATGTGCCTTAACAGCCCAACAAGGATAATGTCAGGTAGTGCAGATGGTCAGGCAAGCCTTGTGGCTATGGATGCAATTGAAAGGGATGTAAAGACAATACAGGATGTCTTGACCACAGTATATGAGGATAAAATCTTCCCGGCTGTCCTTGGGACTACGGATGTTCCCCTGATGAAATGGAACCCCATGAACATCGAAACTTATTTGAGAACATCAAGGACATTAAGGCAGCTCGTAGGAAAGAAGCAGGAACGGTTGATAGTTACGCCAAACGAAGCGAGGAAGGAGCTTGGCTATGGTGATATAAACGAAGATGAAGTAAAGAAGATATATGACATGGAAGGAGGCACGAATGAACCTGAAGAGGAGATTCAGCCTGATGGAGAGGAAGACAGGACTCCTTCAGGGAGAGGACAAAAGCCCAAAGACAGTAAAGAATCCATATAATAGAGACACAAACATAAATATTCCAAGATATATGGTGGATTATATAGATTCAAACAGCGTTACAGTTGATAAGTTCAACCCAGACACCCTCAATAATTTGCTCACGGGAATGAAAGTTGAATCAAGGGGCAGGATGCCAAAAAGGACAAAAGCTTGCCTTAACCAAGACGCAAGCGAAGATGTGGTTATAACATTCAAGTGATACTTATGGATATGATGTATAATACCATTTGGGATGGAAGGGATTTGGGTCTCCCATGCCTATATGGAATTTTCCATTGGGATGAAGATAGCATGAAATTGCAGCAGTTGGCAAAGATAATTGACAACAAATATGTCTTTATTTTTTCGTAATGCTAACAAGTTAAGTATATATAGTGGGTAAGATATTTCTTAAACATGCCCGCAGGTTTCGATAGATGTGTGAAGGCAGGCGGGAGAGTCCGCACAAAAGATTTGGGCAATGGGAAATATATGCATATCTGTTTCCTTAACGGCAAAAGCTATGCTGGTGAGGTAAAAACAAAGAAAAGCGAAAACATGAATGAAAGTTTCAATTGCGAATGTATTAAATGTGGTTATAAGACCACAACTGAAACTCATTGCGCTGAAATGAAATGCCCCAAATGTGGTGGACAAATGAGGCGGGCTGAAAGACCCGGACCAGGTAAAAATAGTAGTGATAATATGAAAATGAATGAAGTAATAAAACCAAAATTGATGTATGCAAGACCAATATTGACGGAATCAATATTGAAGAACGGCGAAAGGAAACTTTACATAACGGGAAATGCAATTGAAGCGGGCATATCAAGGAACAATGTAGATTATAGGGCAAATGTGCTTGAGGCTGCTGCCAAGAGCATTATAGGAAAGCCCCTTTTATTGAATCATGGAGACCATGATGTAAAGAATATAGTTGGAAAAGTCGTGGAAGCAGGCTTTGATGGTGTGAATGTGCCTTTCAAAGCCGAAATTGATACAAACGAAGAATGGCTCGTAAACAAACTCGAAAGAGGATTCATAAACAAAGTCTCAATTGGTGCTAATCCAATGAGGAATGGAAAAATGTATGAACCTGAGCCAGATGATGATGGCATTATACGCCCGGAGGGATTGGAGTTCCTCGAACTCAGTCTTGTCCCAATTCCCGGTGTGCCTAATGCCTCAATTAATCAGGTGATAGCGGAAAGCTATAAGGTGAATAAAATGGAAAAAAGTAAAATCGAGCAGATTGAAGAGGAACTCAAAAAAATGAAAGAAGAAAACGAAGCCCTCCGAAATAAGCTCGCTGAAGAAGAATCTGAAGAGGATTCTGAAGAGAAAAAGCCTGAACCAGAGCCAAAACCAGAACCAAAAACAGACGAAAAAACAAAGGCAGAGGTTAAGGAACTCAGGCAACAGTTGGAAAAATTGAACGAATCTGTTTCCAAGATGAAGGAGAAACCAAAAGGAATCGTGGAAACCGAGGAGTCAAAGATGAATGAAAGGTTTGGGTTTAATCGTGGCGAAGTAAAGGTCGAACACATCGAAGGTCAGCCTTCAGGAATAGCTGAAATTTACACACCCGATTCGGCAAGGGAAAACGATGACCCGACAAGCAATAGAAGGTGGACTTTATACTAAGGTGATATGAATGGCATTATACGCAAAGAACGATTTGAGTGCGCCTTATGGAGCTTACTCAGCAGAAGTGGATGAAACCAATGGCATTGATGCAGGACAGCTTGTCAAAATCAGCGCAAGCATGACAACCGAATACACAATCACAACCTACAAGACGGCAGTTATTCAGGTGTCACTGTCTGATGCAAGCGATGACGAATCCCTTATTTGTGGTATTGCACTATATGACGCAGACGACAACGCAGAAATATCAATCGCTACACGAGGAATTTTCCTCATGCCAGTTGGTGGTGCGGTAACTATTGGTCAGCAGGTTTGCCAAGACCAAGCAGACACAGGAAGCAATGGTTCGGCAAGGATTGTACCGGCTGAGACTGGTGGTAGGCAGATTGGTATGGCACTTAGCCCAGCATCCACAGCAGGAGAGTATGTTCTTGTGCTTTGCACAGGGATAGCAGGTCATGTAGGAGCGGAAGCATAAGGTGATTTGAATGGGTAAACTACAAGAACTTTTGTCAAGAAACGTGGAGTCAGAACTGATACCTTCAACATTATATGGTGTGCTGATTGATTCCGTAAGAGCTGAACTTGTCGGTACGCAGGTTGTTGCGCTTAGGTTTGGACCAAACGACATAAAGGGTTCATCAATAGATGTTTGTCTGAATACAGCAAACAGCATTGCAGTGATGCAGATAGCGGAAGGTGCAGAGTTCCCGAAGCAACAGGCAGCAGCAGAGACCTTCAACCTGAAGCCTCTCAAATATGGCATGGACATAGGAATCACAAAGGAAATGGTCGAGGATTCCCAGTTCGCCGTAGTTGAGTGGAACATCAGGGAAGCCGGTTATCAGATGGCAAGGAAACTTGACAGCCTGATAATGGCGCAGATTGAGGCTGGGGACACGGCAGCAAGCAACACGGTAAGCGGTTCAACGGCAGTCACACTGGCTAACGTATCAAGTGCAGTTTTGGCATTAAGGGCAAACAATTACAGACCGGATTACATGATTGTCAGCCCACAAGTAGAGGATGACCTGCACAACATCGACACGTTCCACGAGGCAGACAAGCTGGGTTCAAGGGAAGTCTTTGAGACGGGACGCATAGGAAGAATAATGGGAATGACTGTCTTGGTTTCAAGCCAAGTGACATCAAGTTATGCCTATGTTGTTGATTCAAAGCACGCACTTTGCCTTGCAGAGAAGAGACCAGTAACAATCGAGCAATACAAGCAGGAAAATGCCGACTATGTTGGCATTGCGGTTTCAGCAAGGTGGATAGCGAGATACCTTCGGGCAGCAGCCAACTGTGTAATAACTTCAACTTAAATTTAAAATTGAGGGGCGAAGCCCCTCACCCTTTATTTTTTAAAGTATTTATAATGGTTAATCACAAGAATACTTTATGAGGGGAATTGCCGAGATTGGGGCATTTGCAATATTTCTAATTGCAACCGTATTAATGTTATCCACGTTCACGATGAATTCAAATGCAGCCCCAGTAGGAAACGAAGGTGGCAATTGGACTAATGTAAGCTTTAGCTCTTACCCAACGAACCATACCAACTCAAGCGCAAACGAAACGACCTTTGATTTTGTTCTCAATGGCACAATGACATATTGCATTGGTGAAATTGGCAATGCAACAGGATACCAAAACCTTACAGGGACTTTATCCACTACCACTTCTACGAATGATACATGCACCATAAATGTGAGTTTTACAGAAGATTCCCTTGTCAATACGTGGTTCAATGTAAGCGTTTATGTCTATAATGGCACTGCCTATGGTGGGCAGACCAATATGAGAACGTCAAACCTCACTATGTTTGCGGTTGACACACAAACACCGACTATTGCGCTTGTTGGCGTTCCAGTAAATCATAATGACACATTCAATCATTATTTATATTGGAACGAATCTGTAGTTTTGAACCAGAACTATCTTAATGTGTCTTGGACATACACGGACAACACTTCCAATACTGCGGACAATTGCAAGCTCGAAATCCTTTGGGAGACCATAAATTCCACTGGTGCTTCAATAAAATATAGTTATGCCAACATTACTGCGAATGTCACATCCAAAACAGCAGTAACATCATTGAATAGGAGGATTGAAGTAAATGTGCCTGCAACGTCAATCACTGATGGCATATATCAAGGCAAATTCTGGGTTAAGCCGTATTGCATTGATATAACAGGCAGGGAAGGTTCGACAAGCACATATTCCAATGCTTGGGGGGTTGTAAACCCGCTTCCAGCAAACACTTGGACACCGCTTGGTGTCATGTATTCAACTGATACCAATTTGGGCAATTACAGCACTTATCCATTGGCTTATGGCGGGAACATCTCATTTATAGCCAAATACCAGAACGACAATTCAAGCTTTGTGACGCACCAATTTAACCAAACAACTTATAGGACAGAAGGAATAAACATATCGAACGAGAGTTCTGTCTATGTTTACCCAAGCACAAGCTGGACTCTGCTTAGGATAAATGCCACAAGCCTTGAATCTCCGGGCAATATTTCAATATTCTACAACGATACGGGCGGTGTCACAAGAGGAAACTGGAGAAGCTTTGCCAATTATAGGGGCAATACTACAAAATATATACTCAATACATCCTCAACATGCGGGGCATTTTTTGAATATCTTGCTTGGTTCAATTCAAGCGACACAAGATGTGCTGGCGGGTGTTGGGAGACATACTACAATGGATGGGGAATAAACAACGAAACGACAATACCATTCGGGACGGCATACTGGCTAATTACAAATGGCTCGAATGCGACAATGACCCCTGCAAGCCCGTTAAGCGTTGGGACGTGTGGTAGACCATGAAATTAGCGGTAATGGCTTTGGTAATGGCAATGTTGGTCATGGCAGTAGGCGCAACTGCACAAACACTGCCAATGATTATAGCAGGAAACATAATAACAGATGGAAGTCCGGGCGGATACAAAGTCACATGCACGAACATGAGAACAGACAGGTCTGCCACATTCATAACAGACATAAATGGTCACTTCCAGTTCAACCCACAGAACTTCCCGGAGGGCGTATTGGTGGGTGATGACTTCAAGATTTCAGTTGGCGGTGAATCAGTCACGGTAAATGATTTGGGTTATAACCCTGTTGTAATAAAGATAGATTTGACCGGCAAGGAAATATGCCCTGAACCCAAGGAATGCCCAGATTGCCCTGTTTGCGAGGAATGCCCTGAAGACACGACACCATATGAAGATTGCGATTCCTGTTGCAGCGTAATATGTGCCGATTGCGACAGTTGTTGCGAATGCCCGGAACCTGAAGAAAGTTTTGACTGGGCTTGGGGAATCATAATTGGCATCCTTGCTGGTGCTGGAGGTTCGGCATACGCATTGAGAAACAGGATGTTCACTACAATAAGAACCGGGTTAAAAAGGTATGTAAATGATTATGGGGTTGAGAAGCTCCTGCACAAGCATCCGGGCATAAGGGGATACCATAACCCTGATATAGTCCATAGGAACAAGAACATAGCCCATCCGAAAGGGCAGATTATAGTCAATTACAAGAAAGATGAAAATGGCAATTGGAAATTTACGAGGGATTAAATGCCAGCGAGAACTCATGGAAAGCAAGCACCCTTTGTGATTAGAGGGACAGTAACGGTAGATGGCAGCGTCTATCAGGGTGCGGAAGTGTATGTAAGGGACACATCAGAAGGAACTATGCCTGCGCCAGTTGATGATTACACAAGGGTATGGACAAATTCAAGCGGTCAATACCTAATAAACTTGGCACAAAGCACACAGGCATATTCCAATGGCGACACTGTAAGGGTATATTGCAGGATACCAAAAATAGATAAAGTGCAGTATTCGGACATAACAATACGCACACAAGAAGGTTCATACACAGTAAATTTCACTGTTACAAGATATTCTGGCTTGGTAGATGGTTGCAAGCCATCACCACTGACTTCAGGAAAAGGGACATTAAACAGGCAGCTTGTATCAGGCTGCAAGGATGGCATGACTTAATATGGTAGTATCAACCGCTACAACAACAGGTAGCAGCATAACGACCCATACAGGGACGTTGGCAGAAGTAGTGCAGGCTCTTGAGACTGCTGGAATAAACAACCTAAGAGACGTAATAATGTATTATAATGGAACTAATATCACGGCTGTGCATTTGACAAGGGGAAGTTGATTATGACAGAAGCAGACAAGAATAAGATAAGGGAACTGGAAAGGGAAATTGAAAGGTTGAAGAACCCACCCAAGAAAGAGGAACCAAAACCAGAAACCAAAACAGTAAAAAAAAAGTCGAAAAAGAAATAGATAATTGGGATTGGGGCTATATTCTTGGGTTGAAAGGCATAGGCAAAGAGACCCTTAACGATTTAAGAGCTATGTACCCCACCATAGATGGATTACTTCAGGTTTTGAAGCAGGATAATGAATTGCCCGTGTGGAATGGTAAAAAGGTTAAAGACATCCTTAGAAGGGGGCTGAAAAAATGGCTGAAGTAGAAAACACTGAAGAGGAAAAGCCTGAACCATTATCAGGGCTGATTACCCTTGAGATTGAGATTGATGAACAAGGCATTGGAATATCCAACATTACTGTAAATGGCACTCTTGAAAAGGTCATAATTCCACAAAATATAATATCCACATACAATATATTGTGTGTCAATGCTAATGAACCACAAGATATAGTGTTTGATATAAAAGAAGTCAATGGCGGGGTATTCGCAATAAGAAGGCGTGTGCATGACCAAAATGGCAAATACGCTGAATCAGATTTTGACAAAATTTACATGAATGGAAGCTATATGGTTAAAATAAGCGGGGCAGTGCCAAAATCCACCATGAACATGAAAATTGAGGTGATTTGATGTCATATACCTTAATCAATACTGAATGGACAACCAAAATGGAATATACCGGCACAAATGTCACATATGTTGGGGAGGCACAGCCGGGTTCATCCACAAGTGCTGCTGTGTGGAGAATAAAGAAACTGACATATAATTCAAACAGCATGGTGACAGATATAAAATGGGCGGGTGGTACAAGTGCATTCAATAAAGTTTGGGATTCTCGTGCTTCTTATACTTATAGTTAGCGCAGCAAGCACCTCTGGGTTATCTTTTTATACCATATACAACCCATATACAGGCAAATTGGATTATTATGCCATCTCAAGCAGTTCAGACAACTGGACAATGAACAACCTTACTCTGAATTACATAAAATTAACAAAACAATTTGACCCTTTGCTTGGATACAATAATCTAACAAAGTGTTCAGATACACAAATACTAAAGATGTCAGGCACAAGCTGGACATGCGCTGCTGACGCTGCTGGTGGTGCAAGCGGTACTAATTACTGGCAGGTTGGCGGGGAATGGATGTGGGGGAATATCACATCTGGTGGCAAAAACAATTTGAATATAACAGTATTGAATGTAAGCACAATTTATCTTGATGGTGATATGGCACTTGGTTGGCTTAATTTGACAGGAGTGCCTGCTATTGGAAATACAACAGCAGAGATAATAGCGGTTATAAATTCAAACCCAACAGGCAACACTACTGCTGAAATATTGGCTGTCATACAAGCCAACCCTTCGGGTAATTCAACTTCAGAAATACAGTCGGCAATAAATGATTCCCACATATTGATAGATTACCTTAAAATAGGCAAAGGCACATCAGGCATAGGCTGGCTCAACCTAACCAATGTCCCTGCTATTGGCAACACTACCGATGAAATAATAGCGGTAATCAATACTAACCCCACTGGGAATACCACGGCAGAAATAATAGCTGTCATAGCTGCAAACCCTACTGGAAATACAACCGCAGAAATACAGACAGTTATCGCAGCTAACCCAACAGGGAACACGACAGCAGAAATTCAGACTGCTATAAATGGAAGTGACATAACCTTGATGAACCTCTACTTGACACAGAACTTGGTGAACCTTCTCGGATACAATAATTTAACAAAATGCAGTGATACGCAAATACTTAAAATGTCAGGAGCAAGCTGGGCTTGTGCTGCTGACGCTGCTGGTGGTGCTTCTGGAACTAACTATTGGCAAGTATTAGGTGAATGGATGTTCCCTAACGCAACAGCAGGCGGAAAACCAAACATAAACATAACCACACTGAACGCAACAACATCATACATACACAACCTCAACGCAGCCATACTCAACTTCACAGTAGGCAACACAACCGCAGAAATACAAACCGTAATAGCCGCCAACCCCACTGGAAATACTACAGCTGAAATACAGACGGTAATTGCAGCCAACCCGACAGGCAATACCACTGCGGAGATTCAAGCCGTGATTGCTGCGAACCCAACAGGCAACACCACAGCCGAAATCCAAGCAGTAGTAGCTGCTAACCCAACTGGGAACACTACAAGCGAAATACAGGCATCAATTAATAGCAGCCATATATCGTTAGCTTTGCTCGACCTTTCAACAGCAATACTTCTTGGGAATACAAACCTGTTTGGATGGAGCAACCTAACATCATATCCATCAGCCTGCGCAGCAGGTTCAGCAATAAGCGCATTGGGCGACACTCTAACCTGTTCCTCTTACGTAACGGGCAACACGACTGCCGAGATACAGGTTGTTATCGCAGCCAATCCAACTGGCAATACAACAGCACAAATCCAAACCGCTATTAACGACAGCCATATTAATCTTACATTCTTAAATGTAACAAATATGACAACAGGTGATGACACCGCACGGTTGTATTGGAATGGTTCCTGTAATATAATAACTGGACCGGCGAGCAGGCTTGAACTTTGTTAGTGGATGATATGGATGGTCAGCTACAGGCGCATAACATACGAAAGAGTTAGCAAATATTTGAAAGCGACAGCCATAGTGGTCTCAACCATTCTTGGTTTGTTCACTTTTTTGGTGTATCTCGATGCTGTGACAATAACAGGATATTCCAACGATATGGTGTGCGCTGGGACAGAAAAAGACCCATGTTATGCTTACATAAATTTTACTCCAAAAGTGGATATTTTCATATACCCTGACCAGAATTGGTATTTCGATGTTGAGCCTCCAGTCGAAAAGATAATATTCCAGCGAAGTTGGGGTAATGGCTGGAGAACGATAGATTTGACGAAGGGCTGCACTGGCTCTTGGTGCGGGTGTTACTGGTGCAGAACTGACCAAGAAGCTGGTTATTCCTATGTTTTTAGGAAAGATAGGGAATACCAGATAAGATATGTTGGTTACAAGAAAGACCCAAAAGACACAATCAAATGGTCTTTTGGAAACGTAGACCCATTTTGGTTTGGGAAGTCAACAAATAAGAAAATCATAATACCTTCATCTGACATGGGTGAAATTAGATATAATGGGGATTATGTGGTTTTGAGTTCATTTGGTAATGAGAACCTATACAACGTGTCGTTTGAGAATATTCCAATATATGATGGTAAGACATTCCAAAGGAATGAAACCATAATCTGCATGGAATCCAACTTTGACCAGAGGATTGTCACAGAACTCGTCAACAAAAGTTACACTTATAATGTACCGAAAAAGATGCCGTTCTACAAGACCAATCAGCTCGCAAAACAACCCGACATCGACAGGGAACTTGTGAAAGCCAATCCCATAAGCGCAACACCGAACGATTTCGAGAGCGGTGACAAATACCGCTTCTGTTACCAAGCCAATCCCGAAGAGGATTTCTACCTGAAGTTCGGCAATGATTCAATAATCATAATACAAGAGAATTACATATTCTCACGCTCTTACCATGTAAACACCACTTATGACGGGAATTTCTCCCATCTACTCCCAACCACAGATTCGCCATACGATGACTTGGGTGGATTATATCCCTTCGATTTTAACACAACATCTGTCTATGATTACACCAACAATAATAATGATGGAATTATTGCTAACGGAGCATTATGGAATAATAGTGGCTGGGATGAAGGGGCATATCAGTTTGACAGAGTTAATGACTTGATTTCTCTGGGTTCTGACAGCTCTATTGATATTCCAAATAATTTTACTATAACTGCTTGGATTAAACCTTATGGTGCAGGAGAAAACAACGAAGGTGCTATTTTCGCAAAATCCGCTGATTCTTCTTTTATTTTTGCCTTTTGGAGCACGAATGCTCTTGAAACACAGCTGGATTTTAGCACAACAGATGCTCTTTCAATATCTACAGGAACATTAAGCACTAATGTATGGACTCACGTTGCTGTGGCTTTTAACGGGACAACTTTAAAATTATATGCAAACGGAAATGAAATGTCTTATGCCACTAAAACACCCGGTTCAGGAAGCAGAGTAGATAGAACATCAGAAGTTGCTTATATTGGAAATACCGCTTATACTTCAAGAACTTTTAATGGTTTAATAGATGAGGTTATGATTTTCAATACATTATTGACAGACCAGCAAATTGATGATATTTACAAGAACCAATCTTCAAGATATTTCTATAAAGGGACGCAGAAAGTGAGGGCTGTCATGATAACCAATGAAACCAACTGGGACAATAATGATTATAATAAGGTCAATCTGACTGTGAACTATGAAACCAATTATAGTTCCAACATCTCGGCGAGGATTGGACAGATAACCACCAGTGTCAACGTCTCCAATCTGACCCTTTACATGCCTTTTGAATGGGGAACAGGCAACAACATAGTGAACCAAAAGGATGGCACAGCTACTGGAGTGACATTCGGCGAAACAAACGGATTGAATGAATCTGGGGGATTAAGCTTTGATGGTATTTTGGATTATGTAGAAGTGCCATATGATGATATATTCAATGATACAGTGGGTACTATCTCTGTCTGGATTTACCCAACGAGCATCTCTGTTGGGGATTCACCAGTGTCCTTTGCTAACCAAGATGGCGGACTGTCCCTAATTTTTAATAATGAGTACGGATGGGCAATAGAGAGCAGTGCCTCGAATACTTTGAGATTCTGTGTGTCGAACGGCACGGACAAGAAATGCACCGACAATACCGCCATACCATTAAATGTCTGGACACATGTACTGGCAACAATGAATTCAACCCACATTGAATTCTACAAGAACGGGGTGAGAACACAGCTAAACAACAGCGTCCCGCTGATGGGTTTGTCATACTTCTCTTTTATGGTTGGTGCAGTTGACAATGCTGGGGTGGGTAACGCTTGTTGGAATGGAAAAATAGATGAAGTGTTGCTATGGAACAAAACCCTTGCAAGCACCGAAATATCTACTTTGTATAGTGACCAGCTCGCTGCGAACCACAAGGTACAATACAGTTCCTTTCAGAACATCACTGGGAACCCAACCACATACACAATAGATGAAGAATCCGACTTCATCTTCCCTGATTTCATATTCTACGCTGGCAACTCCTCAGACCCTTTCTATACCCCAATTCTAAGGGGGAATATCACACTTGAACCATATTATGTAGTTCCAATTGGTGAAGAACCGCAAGAAATATTGAACGTATCTTTTGTGTATCCGACACCAGATAATGCCACAAGAACGACTGACACCAACATATCAGTTAATGTGAGCATAAATGTAAGCAACCTTGAACAATTTGTGTTCAATTGGAGTGGCACGAACTATACCATATTCAACGACTCACTCGTGCTTGGCTTGAACTTCGAGAACCTGTCATCTTTGGGTGAGTGTGATGATTGGGATTGCAACTTGGCTGACATATCAAGCTACAACC